CTCTCCTCCGTTGTAAGAACTGTTGGCATTTAAATCTCCTTTGTTGTGTATGTAATTATTATAATGCCCCCAAAAAGAATTGGGGGCAATTGTGTGCCAGTTTATAAAGCGGTATCTGTTACCTCCACAATGTCGTCAAGAACTGATAGAACATCTGCTGATGTATCTGCGTTCTCAAGTAAGAACTCTGCGAAGTTGTAAGAAACTGCGTTTGACATGATAAAAATAGCGTCGTTTGCAAAAGGTATTGGACTTACATAAGAGTATCCATTTATGTCAAAAGACTAGGAATTGCTTAATGCCAATAAGGTGAGAGAAACAAAAACATAGTGGGGCAACTTTGCCCAAATTACCTCAACGATCATATCTCTGATTCTATGTCAGAGTAGTTGAGAACCACAGATGTTTTGTTTCCCATACTGCTATTATAGTACCTGTTCAAGTGGATTCAACTGGGTGTGTGCCACTTCTTCAACTGTCTCCTTGGTGATCTCAATGTACTTCTCATCAATATCAAATCCTATCCACTTTCTCCTCAATTCTTCTGATACAATAGCAGTTGTTCCTGATCCCATAAAAGGATCAAGTACCATATCACCCTCTACTGTAGACAGTTGAATACAATTCCTTACCAGTTGTTTGGGAAATGGTGCAGGATGTTTCTTTTGTCTCTCTGGTGGTATAATCCATACCTCAGTCTTGTACTCAGGTTGTAGAGCATCACGATATACTCTTGGTTTATCCTTACATAACCAGTAAATATGCTCAGTACAAGGAACTAATACATCATTACGAATATTAGGTGAATTTCTTCTATCCCATATTATCAGTTGATATAGATTAACATCACTATGCTGTATGAAATCTGTTGGTAGATAACTTCGATTCTTATACCTTCTAGGTTTATGATTAAAGAATATACTACCATCAGGTTTAATCACCCTATAGCATTGATTAAGAAACTCAACCATCCATAATTGATAGTCCTCTTCTGGCATATCATCACCATAGGTATCATAATCAATATTAAACTTACCCCATATTTGATTGCCAAGTTTTACATTACCTAACAATCCCTTCTTATTGTATGGTGGTGAAGTTACAATACAATCTATGGAGTCTGCATCTAACTCCTTCATACCTTCAATACAATCTTTGTTTATAATCATACAAATAGATTACGATGAATGTGCCATAGAACATTGTAACGATTAGATGGATTCCTCTTACCTTCTCTCTGGAAATGAAACAATGACTTACCATTGAGTTTCAAATGTATTCCACCTCTTAGAAACTTCCATTCAGCATTCTCTATCTTAGCAAGAATATCCTCATAGGTCAACTCATAGCATTTAACATTCTTAATGTCATTGTAGATAACATGAGTAATATCAAATCCATTTCTAATAATAAGATCTACAATCTCTTTCTTATTATTATCTAAGAACTCTTTGAATGATTGTGTGTATTGTGTATCAATCTCTTTAATAAACCTACGATCACGACCATTGTAATCATAATCAACACTACCACAAAAATGCTTGATAAATTCAACAGCATCACCTGTAATGTTTAATGTTTCTATAAAATGTTTTTGTGTTGTAAGATGTACCTGTGTGGATGATCCACTTGCGTTCTTAATACTCTTACTTACATCACCATTTGTTCCGTCAACTTTAGTGCGAGACCCACCAATCTGTTGCAATCCATGTGCATCACAAATCGCCTTCTCTTTAACACCAGAATACTCTTCTCTGATCTTATAACCTTGTTCTGCTGTTAATGGCATAGTAGATCTCCGAATTAATTGTATTATAACAAAAAGAAACCCCCTGTGTAGGGGGTGTGTGCCACTTTAACAAGTGTCATAGTGATATTACTACTCAATCATCATACACTCTACACTCAAAGGCATCGGGATGATTATCACAGTAGATTTCTAAATGCTTATCTTCGTGTCTTGTATGCCAGTCATTAATCTTACCCTCATTTGGTTCTACTACATCATCTTTATGGTATTCTTCATAATCAGCATGAACATTTTCTAGTTCCTCTACTGAATACTCTAATATACCATGATTGATATGCTCCTTGCCATCTTTAGGGTCAATGTAAGATTCGTGACTTAAATCGTGTTTAATTTTAGACATTAATTTTCTCTTTGAGTGGTGTTTTATACTGATAAACTTGATCCAAATTATAATATAATTTATGCTTTTCTGTAGTAAGATAGTAACCCTTTATTTCGTTTCCATCACAATGCCAACCATATCCGATCAATTTCTCGCTAATTCCATCAATCCTTATTAATTTACCATTCATAAGGTAATCATGGTATCTTTCATCTAAATTGACCATCTTTTTTTAAGTGTATGTGTTGAGATTATAACATAACTACTTATAAAATCTAGTTGTGCTTAACACTTTCTTAATCTTCCTCATCTTTACTAAAGTAAGTACCAAAGAATCCACTGTCACCAGATTTTCGATTCTCGATCTTTTCCACAATTTCTACAGCATCTAATAAATTCTCGATGTCTGAAAGCATAACCGCAATATGCCTACTGACATAAGGTTTTTCGCTTCTAGCAGAGAATGATAGGGCGTTTTTTAAATCTTCTTGTGCATCTCGAAGAGATGATTCTACTTGTTCTGATAATGGCATTAGTTTCTATTATCCCCTGCTTTACTATCAATCTCAGCACATACTCTGGGATTATTGTAATCGGGTTCCCCCACTTTAAACTCATCCTTTGGCCACCAGATACCATCACCTGTCATTTCATAACCAGCATCAATCATATCTTGATAAGAAATATTATTTTCCTTTTCTGGTAATTCTGTGTAATCTGGCCATTTAGAAGAATCAGTTATATAATTATCTAACTCTTGTTGATGAATATTAATAACTTTATCTTTATGCTCAGTTCCATTAATGAGAGTTAATAATTGATTAGCAGTTCTTACGCACATTTTATGATATGTTAGATTTCTTCTAACAGTTGTTCTTATAGTATCATATATCTCTTCTGGAGTGCAGTCGGATATTATAGCATCCTCCAGTACTTCCTCTAAATTATTCAAGGAATAACTGCGGTTGTCTTCCCTTTCGCTCATTCTGATCGTGTTTAATTGCTTCTTGTACTATAGTCTCTATTTCTTCTGTTGTCAACCCATTCATAAACTTCCAGTTAGGATCATTCCTATCCCACTCAACTGTAAATGATCCATCGTCATTCCTGTTAATCTTCAGACTGTCCTTCAATGTGTTCACCTTTTTTGATCCTTCTCTTTATTTTTTTGGCATAACGAATTTCATCCTTAGAATACAACTCAGGATTTTTCTTCGCTCTCTTCAATAATAGTTTTACTGCTTTTTTGTCCTTCACTGTGACTTCTGATATTTTTACCCAAAAGAATATTTATATCATTTATCTGTGAACTAACATAAAGCATCTCAGATTGTAGACGATCTATCCTTTCATTGTTAGCCTCCATTTGTGCTTCAAGATAGGTTACTTTATCGTCATCGTCATCATCTTCTGCCCATAGTGGTTCAATATCATCACTACGATAAGGATATAACCAATCCTCTACCTCAGACACACATACCCAAGCAAACTCTCTTAATCGAAATAATGGTTTCATTTATAACTAAACAGAAAATCATCTACAAAAGATTCTGACTTCTCCTCACCAAACTTATTCTTAAGGTATCCCCTAACAGGATCAAGTTCAGTCATATAAGTATCGAAGTTACTATACACCTTAGTATCTGTTCCTTTAGGTTTACTCTCCTCTATCATTTCTTTATACTTTGCTAAGTAATCTTTAAAATCTGATAAGTAAACATTAACTTCCTCTGGTTTGCAGTATCTCACAAAGATATTCTTAGAGAAGTGATTTCCCATCTCGAAAAATCTATATTTACCATCATCTTCTGGCAGTCCATCAACAGAGAACAAATATTTTTCTACAGGATGTTGAAAATCAAATACGATGATAACCTTCCTATCAGAAAATTTCATTAAATCCATACCAAAACAAGGTAGATTGCGAGTATCAGTCGCAGGATGTTCTGTTTTAGGATATAAAATTGTATTGTAAATATCTGATTTAGGATCAGTAATATGTGCTTCTCTTGCCTTTAGAAAGTGCTTACCTGTTCGGATATTTGCTACTAACTTAGCATCTTTATTTTCCCATTTTGCCCATTCCTCAGTAATTTTTAACTGTGGAAAGGTATCAAAGAGTGCCTTAATATAATCTTGCCAAATGCTATTATGCAATTCCATTTCTAATCCTTTCTTGAAGTTCAATCTCATTTTCTTTAATTGCTAATAATGTATCATATGGTATCCATGCAGGATCTTCATCCGAGAACTGTACCTGTACTTCCTTGACAATTTTATCACGAAACTTATCATAGACTGTACGCACATTTTTTACAGGTCGAAACGGATTTCCAATTTTATCTTCCATAATAAAATATAACTGTATTCATTATAAAACCCCTGACAAAATTTGTCAAGGGTTTTCTGATTATTTAATTTTGTGAAACTATTTAAGGTGGATGTGTGTGTATAGTCATTTTAGAAAAGAAATGTTTACTTTAACCTCTAAAATAAAACCTCCCTGCATATACGTTTACAACTTGAATGTGTGTCTTCGCAGTCAATCAGGCACTCGTAGTATTCTGCTAGTAAATCATCGTGATCATCATCGGATGACAGTTGATTGTGCGATATTAAGTTGTGCATAAAAACTCCGTAAAACTACATTTAATAGAACATGATATAGGAGTTTCAGGTCATCTTGCTACCTCTAATTCTCCCTATTATTTAGAGCAAATATGTCTGTATTTGCCAATATACTTAATAAAAATTTATGCCTAGTAGAAGGCAGAGTCAATACCATCAGGATCATAGAAGTCAGGACATAACATAGCACCTGCTATTTCCTTAGCCTCATTGTTACGAGAACATAACTTATTCATCCATATTCTTTCATTGAGATCAACTCTACCATCAGTTGAAATAATTCTACAAAGAATATCTGTCAATTTCAATTTTTCTCCTTTTGCCATTTTAGTCACGTTGCCTCCAATCGTCAGGTCTATCTTGATGAAACCAATCTACAATTTCATCTGGTGAACCAAAACCCCTACGATGATTGTTTGAATCGGGGTCTCCTATATTCAAACTATTCAAAAAAGAATCATTTGGATTTGTACTCATTCTTCTTGCTGTTGCTAACATACCTCTTGCTGACGTGTTGGCTTTTGCCAACTTCTCTGCCCAGATCATATCTAGTAGAGTAACCTCTGATCCTGAAGCAATATCTTTACATATTCCTTCTAGCCGTAAACGGTACTGAGTTGATAACATAAAATCACCTTATAGGTAAAATTATTTATCCTAATGAATCAATCGCTACTGGAAGTATAGCATATTCTTTTCTTTGTATTGCTTTTGTTAAGGATTGTATATCATCATCAGGTAGTATGGGAACTTCACCCTGCATTATAATTTCACCACCATCCAACTCTTCATTTACATAGTGGACAGTACATCCAGTGACACTCTCACCAGCATCAATAGCTTGCTCTACTGCGTGTAGTCCCTTATACTTTGGAAGTAACGATGGATGTACATTTATCATAGGTGCAGGAAAGGCAGAAGGATTTTTAATAACCCTCATATATCCTGCAAGAATTATAAGATCCACTTGATAAACCTCGAAGAGTTGTATCATCTTATCTTCATCTTTATGAGGAATCCTACAATGAGGAATCCCAAACTTTGCTGCTCTCTTAGCAGCACCACACTTTTTAGTATTGTGTATCATCAATACAACTTCATGTTTTCTACATAAAGGATTTGTAATTATGTTCTCGAAGTTGGTTCCGTTTCCAGAACACATAACACCTAATCGCATAGTAATTCAATTCTTAATTAAAAATACCATACTCAGAAAGATCATATTCTGGTATAGTCAAAGTTTCACCTTTAGGTGGTTTTGGTTGTCCTATTTTTTCTAGGATTTCAGCAGGAATCTTTTTCATACTGATGTCATATGGTATAGGTGCGTTTGATACACACACTCTGATACATTCCAATTGTTCCTCAGTGAAATTATAATCTTTTATATCTTGACGCATTTTTACTAATCGTATTCACTCGCATTTTCAGGATTATCTAACTCAGAACTCTTATATGAATGATTCATAAAATACTGCCCTAGTGATCCACTTAATAAACTATTACTAATCTCAGCATTTGGTGTCGGTAATGTGATATGTGGATTTTTCATTTTTTTAACATAATCAATAACTTCATCACGAAGTGCAAT